ATGCTTGATATTTATGATTTCCAAGAGAGCAAGGGCTAGGATGAAGATATCATCTAAGGCTGAGGCTATGGCTATCAAAAAGGCTACGAAATTACTCTATGAAGCAGAGTTAATGGGCATCAAAAGAATGCGAGAAATAATGAGAGCCGCTGATAAGAGGTGCTAGTTTGGCATCATTAGGTAAGTTCCATTATTATTCAACCGCAGCGCCACAGACGGACGTAGGTTTCGGCTATCCTATCATGCAAGCGCCACCGGATAAAGCAATCAAACTCGTAGCATTAGCAGTCTTTAATTTAACTAATACTGCTAATACTGAATTGATTTTGACGCTACTTCCTAACTCGACTTCTAAATTAGCAGATGGTACTTATTCAATTGTTGATCAAGTGACTTTCAACGTGGGTCTCGTGAGTGCTTCTCTAGGCGCTAGTACGATAGTTAACCCGGTTAATTACATAGGATTCCCAGCCAAGGGGGCTTATGGGGTCGTAATTATCCCACCCGGAGCAATCCTACTGGGCTATACATCAGCACCGTCTAATCTCAACGGTACGGTTCAATGGCAAGGCGTAGGGTACGAATGCGATGTAGAGGGTAATTCCTCCCAGTATTAGGTAAGGTTTGGATTCATGCCAAAGACAAAACCGACCAAGACCGAAAGTTTGCGCATAGAGTTCCAAAATAGTGAACGGCAACAAATCGACAAAATAGCGACTTCAATCGCTTTCAAGAACTACATGAGTCCTCTCGTTGAGATTGCGAAAGACAATACTCTATTCTATTTCGTTCTAGTCCCGATTTTAGTATCATTGGCAGGCGCTATTGGGATGACTTGGGCATATGTGGGGCGTGACGACATTAACTCTGCTAAAGACCTCCTAGACGACTTCATATCGACCTATACAATTGCTAGAGAGAACGGAGTCGTTCCGGCACTAGGAACGGTCTTACTTGGGACGTTTGGTTCGGGTCGTGTTCAGCAAGCGGCTCAAGATAATCCCGAAGCAGTTGGAGAGATTCTCGATAATATTGATTTAGTCGATATAGCCACAGACCCGGCAACATACATTAATCCGTTAATTGATGGAATAACGGGCGCTATACCGGGCCAATTAGATGATGATATAATCTCATTCATTGGAAGGCTTTTCGATGATACACCGAATAACCTTTGGTAAATAGAAAAAAACGATCAACTCATTTATTCAAAAAGGCCAAAAGAACCTTCTTAAAACGGGATTTTACCTTCTTCCGGCCTTGGTCGGTTTTTGCGTTTAGCCGCTGAAAATCAATTTTAGTCATATGGAATTGTGCTTGTTGGTCTGTATTCTTAGCGATAATTTTCAAGTCATCGAGAGTCATTTTTTTAGACCTTGAGAATGATGTCCTATTTGCGAATGTAAGCCCTTGAGTTGGGTTCGCTTGCATGAAATATTTCCAATCCTCCATGCGTGGCGAGCCATCCGGCCAACAAAGCACACAGAGGCCATTCGTAGCGAAGGGATAGCATACGGTGTAGATTCCAACCGTACGAGGCGAACGGTGCGTGTAGACGTTGCTTATTTGCTCATTTCTCCAACGAATCAAGCAAGTCCTAACGAATGAAGAAAAATTAGGCATTGTCTGCGCTATTTCTTTCGTCTCTTGATCAAGTGAAACAGATGTGACGATTGGTTTCACCATGTACGACCATCAACTCCAATCATTTGGTGCTTGCCGCCAGTTGTACAAGGCATCTTCTGCATCTTCTCAATGTCTTCAAATTGTAAATAAGTTATGGGGATTATATCGGTAATACAAAGGCCACATTTTCGACAAATTATCTTCATTAGAAACATTCCTCACAAGATGGATTAGGTTCGTCAGGAACGCAGATACAGGCATCCTCTTCCTCGTCCTCGGCTGATATCATTTCAAGCATACAAGACTCACACATGCAGCCATATGGAAAGACATCAAGAGCGTCAACTCGATAGTACCATTTAGGCCATTGTTTATTGCAGAAATCGCAGAACATTTCCATGCCCCTGTTCGGTTCATCACTGTAAAAAGTCCAAGAATCAACCATTATTCTTCCTCCCCGAATAAGAATGCTTCAACCTCGTCCATTCTGTCTGCTATATCTCGCATTCTACGCCCGTTTCGGCGTTCTCTTGCTCCTGCGATAGTAAAACGGTCTTGGTCGATTAACTCATCTAAGCGGCTTGAAATTAACCCGCGAGTGACATCTTGAGATAATGCGTCTAATTCCCAAACCTCAGATGTGCCAATCTCGTCAATATAGTCCTGTAAGCGGCTACTGGTGGCCTTCGCTACTGATGAAGGGGGATTGTATCGCCTAACCTGCTCTAAGGTCAACCCAATGCGCTCTATATCCACATCAACGCCCATTGTGTTGAATGTTTGTTGAACTGTTTGTGGCATAGCGATTCCTTCCGGGTCTAAATCTGATAAATACAAGACGATGACGTTTTTTCCTTCATTGATTTGGTTTTGAAATCTATCAGCAGCCTCTTTCAACGCTGATATTGAAGGATAGCCCTTTGTAGGGAAATAGTTGATTCTACGCTCATTACACGGCGTTTGTATAGTTCCGGTCAAGGCGTCTTTTTCGCACCATACTTCGATATAATTCTCTTGATCAATGTGCAAATCCTCTTTGTAGGAATAAGACGCATAACGGAACGCTTCACCGATATCGGTATTTGTATTATATCCGTATAATGAGCGAGTTCTATCAGTCATTAAGTCCCAAGAAATCTTGCCAGCCATTCTAGCGTTTCGGATTATATCCCCCAATTTTTTATAATTACGAATTGTATTCTCTAAATAATCACGAGCCACGAATTGATAATATAATCCCCTCAACGTGATTGAATCATAGTCCCTCATGATTTCATTCGCTTGGTCTATCACTAAAGCGGTCTTGGCCGCAAATCTTCTTTCTTCATATGCAATTTTTGTCATTTTTTCAGTCTCCGCGGCTTAATATCCGTGCTTTTCCGACCCTATGTTAGTAATTAATAATATGCACCCGAATTACTAAGATAATAATTAATAATATGTATTGTATATACCTTTATTTTATAGAGAGATTGAGAAACGAACTGATTAAGTCCCGGTTGAGTTTGGTTTAGGGCATGTATGCCGTATATGGACTGATAATCCTTGGAATTGTGCTTAATTTAGTGTTATTGAAAGCAATCTTGGAACTATCTCATAAAATAACAGAAGAAGTAGCGCAATTAGACAGCAATCTTGCAGTTGTAATCGCAAAAGTTGTCGAAAATCTAGGGCTAAGTGATCATGAGCCAATAAATCCGATACAATCTGCTATCGCTGCGCTGATGCAAAGTAAAATCGCGGAAATTGGAAACGTAAAAGCGGCCAAGACCGTTTTAAGAGATGATAACGGATTTTTCAAAAAATCGGAATAAACAAGCATTATTAGCGAGGTTTTGACGTAGTATCTTTTCTATGGCTAAGCGTAAAAGCAAATCTAGAAGCAGACCAGCAGGAATAAGGGTTCTCAATGTCCTTGAATCATTGACGTACGCCGAGATAATTTCTCGTGGTACTACTGGGGGAGGATTAGGGTCACTGATTTTCGGGGATACCGATATCGGTTACAAGAGCGCATCTCTAGGCATAGGAATGGGCGAAACAGGTATCGCAACCGGGACAGACCAAATCAGTCTCGGCGACCTTATGTCAGAACCGGGCCAAGCCGTTTCGGTCATGGCCGCAAACTTCCAAAAAAATCTATTACCAATGGCTGTTGCAGGATTCACCACGTCTCTAGGATTTAACGTTGGACGCCGCCTTCTCAGAAAACCAATTTCAAATATAAACCGAAATATTATGAAACCGCTCTTCGGAGCAGGAATAAGGATGTGATTGTGTTATGGCATCAGTAGATTCATACGCACAATTAACCATGAGAAACGGGGCAGTTGTCCCACTATCTAACACAGCATTAACAGAGGCCACAGAGGACGAGATTCTCACTGATCAAAACTTCGTAGGCAGTCAACAACCGGCTGGCACGTTTGCCACTCAGAGCCTTTCAAATCCCGTTGTTATAGCGGCAGGAGTAAGCGCCGAAAATGACGTCACTTATTCATACGTACGTTCAGCGGGAAAAATAAAATTGGCTCTTCCCGTTTCGGGATTATCTAGCGGCATGGGGCTTCCGGGCGCTCTGCCATATCCTCAAGCCCTTGTAAGCGGTGATTCAGTAGTTACTATGGCAAATGCTGTTGCAGACCGTCAAGTCGGCTTATCTGTTGCTTGTTCAAGTGGTGAGTATCATTGTTTCCAAGTTACGCCAACAGGAACGGGCGAGCATGAGTTAGTTTCGGTCTTGACCGGACAATCAATTGGGGAGACTCTGCAAGGTCGAACCGTCACTCACGCTTTCGCTATGGGAGGAAACAACGCGGCTAACTTTACCAGCCCTATTTATTTCCTAAATGGTAGCGGTACTCCTATCGGTTCTGTAACTCCTAACGACCCAGCAGTCGACACCGGATTGTATCAGAGATGCCAAGCATCAATAATGCTAAACACAAGAGTTGTCTTCCGTACGGATGCTTGATATTTATGATTTCCAAGAGAGCAAGGGCTAGGATGAAGATATCATCTAAGGCTGAGGCTATGGCTATCAAAAAGGCTACGAAATTACTCTATGAAGCAGAGTTAATGGGCATCAAAAGAATGCGAGAAATAATGAG